GTATGGGGTTTCAGACATTACGGAATAAAACATATACTTATGATACGAGAACTAATCATCAGAATAATGATCCATCTGTCCGTAGAAGTACATCCGGATGCGGAATGGTTCTAAACATAAGGGCTGACCTACACCAAGATCAGCCCTTACATCATAGTTGATGGATTACTCTACTATTAAATATTTTATACCTGATCTTACTAAAACATAAGCATTAGTAGGATATTCTGATTTCGCCAATAATCCATCTACTGCCTTACAGTAATCTCCATCTTTAGGAAGATAGTTCTCTGAAACAAGAATATTATTTATTTCATACATGATATTTTTGGCACAAATAACTTTCCCGTCTGAGCTGTTGAACATAGCAACAGATTCAATTTTACCATTAGCCTTATCCCCATATAGATTCACCAAATTACCGGCTAATATCGAACTTTCAGTTTTATATGTCTGTGCAATATCCGTTATTTCATTAAAATACAGAGTTGGTTTGGGAAAATAAACAATACTATTCCCCCAGCCACTAATTTTCATCTTTACACCTGATTCTTTTAAAGACCCATTAAATAACGTTGAAAGCCCATAGAACTTGTTACCTATAAACCTATAATCTATAAAACTATTTGGGGATGGAATATTTTCCGAGGGCAACACATTGGTTGCATCGGAATAAAAATAGCACCCTTTAAACAGGATAAAATGTCTTCCATATCCCATACTGCCAAAATGTCCTCTCAAGCATGGATTTATACAATTAGTAAAAATCAGATTCATGTTAGATGCAATATCTATACCTATTGCTTGGGAACCATACGGCCAGCTATCCGCAGCCTCTCCATTATTCTTTCCACTGTCGAATTCCACATTGTCAAACCATAATTTATTAGATTCGCTTTCTTTAATGCCATTAACATGCACGGTATATCTTACATTTTTTCCAAAAATATAAAAGTTGTGGAAACTGCAATTCCTAGTTTTTTTTATCAACAATGGATGTAAATTAGATACAGGTGTTGGGAAACCACTGTCAGGCATATCACATACTATTTTTGTAGCCCTATTACCAACACCGAACAAATGAATATTTTGCCTGTCAACCATTTCTATATAACAGACATAATCTTCCTGTGATTCTCCCGATAACGGGTCTTCCGTTGCAAAATGATTAAATGATGATGTCCTGAACTCCCCTACAGCAAAAATATACCATTGTTTATCTGTATCTCTTGGTATGGTATTTATAGCTCTCTGAATGGAGTTTACATTGGCATTGTACCCTACAAATATATTAACCCCGTCTTCAATAGCTTGAAATTGATTTGCCGTTTCCTGATCGGCATAACAATAGATAATATTACTTTTATAAACAACTCCATCAAGTCTATCTGTTATATCCTTTATACTATCTTCGAAACCGGGCAATGATTCAGGTGGAATCTGAATATCAGGACTTAATTTTTTTCCTCCCCCCTCTATTCTCTTGACACTTGGAGTGCCTTCCAAATCATAGGCATTGCTTAATGTCCAAAGTATATAATTAAATGAACCATCACAATAAATTTCATAATTTTTTGTCTCTGGTGAAGCCTCATTGATTAAGACTTCTGTTATTTCTCTTTCTACGGTTTTGGCAATTCTAAATACTGTTTGATTACTGACATTTGAAGAATCCAGTTTATACCTCAATCCTTTTGCCACAGGTATTCTTACAGACCAGTATCTTGCAGCGGTACCCAGTGTGCCTCCAGCTGATATATAATCTTTAGACAAATAAGCGCTGTTGTAGATTTCTTCTTCTATCCCGCTTTCGGTTATAATAATATTTGACACCTCTTCCTCTAAGCTTGTAAGGGATTTGTTTGTCTCAGTAATCTTGTCATCTAATTCTTCTATTGACGGGTCTAATATTACAAATTCAACAGATTCAGATTTTGTCAGTGTAAAGTAAGCGGTAATGGCAGATTCCGGAGCCTCAATTACAGATTTTTCCCCAACGAATGTTTGGCTTGCTTTTAACAAAATCCTATCGGATTCATCAACAAAAACATAGGCCCTAGCTTGTACAGAAACGCACTTTCCAGTAATCAGAAATCGATCTCCGGCTTTACATTCTAATTTTGTTGCTATGAATGTCGCATTGTTTGTGATTTTTTCTATACTTGATGCTATTTCTCCTTGATTACCATATACAATATAGGCCGTACTTTGATCAAAATTATCAATAATATTTTCTCCCTTTTTTTGATTAATAATATCCATTTTTAACTCGGACAGTTCCGTAGTCAGGCTCTTGCGGCTGGTAGGGTTGACCACAGCGTCATAGATAGTAGCCGGATAAATGGTTTGTCCACCCTTGGTCAGTTTATGCATTTTTGCCATAATATCTCCTTTCATCCGCCTAAGTTCCGGGGGAACTTGGAAACAGCATTGGAAATGAATCAGATAAATTCTGTTCAAAAAATAGGGTAGAACAAAAGATATTTTTCTTAGGATTCTACCCACTTTCTACCATGTATCTATTTCTACTATTTTTTTAGGTGAAAAAGTTTGAAACAGGAATGTGATTTTTTATCTTTGCAGATGTGTAAGACCAAGAGCTTGTTGCGGATTAAATTCCGTAGCAGGCTCTTTTTTTTATTGTCATATCGTGGCAATGGATTTCGGGGCTTTGGCAGCGATGATGCAAACGGATAGGGATATCTTTGAGGTGTGTATTTTTATAATTCAGATAAACAATAGACGAAATGGAATTAAACGACTGGTTGGCTATAATCGGGGCTTTCGGAGGATTGGAGGCTGTCCGTTGGGGTGTCACGTTCTGGGTGAACCGCAAGACGAACGCACGGAAAGAGGATGCGTCCGCCGATTCAATGGAGGATGAGAACGAGCGCAAGCAGGTTGACTGGCTGGAAGAACGTATCGCCCAGCGTGACGCCAAGATTGATGCGTTATACGTTGAGCTTCGTAATGAACAGTCTGATAAGCTGGCATGGATTCATAAGTGCCACGAGCTGGAACTGCAATTGAAAGATGCCGAACATAACCGTTGTGACAGGCCCGACAGCGAATGCGGCCGTCGTATTCCACCACGCAGGGCTACATTAATTAAAGATAAGGAGGAAAAGAAATGAAGTTTTTTACGATTGCGGAACTCTGCAAGTCAACAACTGCTGACCGCTTGGGTATCAATAACAGATGCAGACAGGAGCATGTGACTGCTCTGACTGCCTTGGTGGATAATGTGCTTGATCCGTTACGCACATGGTGGGGAAAGCCAATAACAGTAAACAGTGGCTATCGCTGTCTGGAACTTAATGCAGCTGTCAAGGGAAGCAAGACCTCGCAGCACATGAAGGGGGAAGCTGCTGATATTGACACTGGGGACAGACAGCAAAACAAGCTGTTATTTGAATATATCCGCAAGAACCTGCCCTATGATCAATTGATTGACGAGTCTAACTTCGCTTGGGTGCACGTCAGTTATCGGGCTGACGGGGATAACAGGATGCAAGTTCTTAAGTTGTAGACTATGTTGGTTAGAGTTATGAACTGGGTAAGCCGACATATATTGCTGGCTCCTTTTATGTGTTTGTTCCTGTTGTTCGGATCATGTGGCAGCTCGCATAAGGCTGTCAAGTCCGATGTAGAAGTAATCAGCAAAGATAGCGCCAGTGAATCTGTCAACATCGTACACGGATCAAGTACCTCTTTGAGCGAACTCATTACTACTAATAGTAACTATGTGATTGATTTCTGTATCTATGATACCCGAAAACCGCCCGATAGCCTGACCGGGAAACCTCCGTTATTGGCAGACGGTCATGTGGAAGGTGATTTCAGCAAGAATAGAAAGAAGGAAACTGCAACCAATGACAGTACGGAGGTAAAAGCTGACAAGGAAACCACTTCCGATATTCATGAGAAAACCAAGACTGAAGGGGTAAAAGAGAAAAAAGAATCCACTTTACTTAAACAAATTGGTTTTGCCTGTGTTTGTGTAACCGTTTTGATTGTCGTTATGCTGATAGTAAAACATTGGCGCAACAGACAATCTTTATCATAAGACTTTAAATTTATAAATTGAACTATCCTGGCTCGTGATAAGTCAGGATAGTTGTTTAAATACAATTTTCCAATTGGATTACACAATCAACTGAAAAGAATAGAATTTTATGTAAATCTGTATAAGGAATATAGCTATTTGAAATTAAATGAATTAGAAAAATCACCTTGTTTGGAGGTAATGATTTGGCAACCGTCTCTATTGCTTTGTTTTACTTCATAGAGTAACTCTTTCAAGTACAAAAGTAGTATTTTTTTCGATACTATACGAAGGTTACCAAATTAAATTTTATATTTTTGCAGCGTATAAACAACGATGTGCAAAACATAATATGTGCAAGAACTGTATAAAAGAGGCATTAGCAACAAGAGGCATCAGCCAAACGGAATTGACAAATAGATTTGGAAAGACTTTCAATATGGTCAATCTGTATGCATCAAACAAAGTGCAACCTCCCATTCCTGTGCTATATCAAATTGCAGATATTCTAAAAATGGATGTACGGGAATTGTTGTTACCTAATAATGGAATCACTCAATCTTAAACGTACAATGTATTTGACAGAAGACGAAATAAGAGATAACGCAAAAGTTATACTTGGCTTTGACGAAAAAGACCCTAATGTGAAGCAAGGAACAGGGCAAATAACAACTTTCAATCAATTGGGCTTTAAAGGCGTGTCAGACAAGCCTGATGGATGGTATCTGCCCAATGACAAGCAAGATATAGCTATTATTTTGGAAACGAAATCTGAGAAAGAGGATGTCTTTTCAGAAAAACACTATGCGGAATTAGTAAAAAATATAGAAATAGCAGCCCTGCAATACAAACGTGTGGTGGGCATTCTTTACAATGGAACAGATGTCCGTGTTATAAAGTACATCAAAGGAAGCGAACAATATGAAGAAATAGCGGATGTTGCTAAAACACTCCAAAACAAACGATATTACATCGCTCTGTTCAAGGAGAATCGGATTAATAAACAGTTGATATATTCGCTTACTAAGAAAATAAACGATTGCTTGCATGTCCAATTTGGTATAAAGAATCTATACCATAGGATGATTATCACAGCTTGTGCATTGGTAGCAAAAAGATATGGAGCAATGCTTGAAAAGGGAATGGAATATTCTCTCATGACATCTTCCATACTGAATACCTTGTCTAAATCACTCGAAAAAGACCGAAAGCATAACTTGAAATTAGACCTTCTTGTTGAAGTCTATTCAGAAATAAAGATGAATATGACAAATAACCAAGAGGCAATAGACAACTTCATAACGTGGGTCTCTGAAATTTCTGATTGTGTCAATTCCGATTATTGGAACGGTGAAGATGTAATGGGAATATTCTTCAACGAGTTTAATCGTTACAAGAAAAAGTCCGAGAGCGGTCAGGTGTTCACACCGGACCATATTACTTCTTTTATGTATAGACTTATTGAGGTAAACCAGCACGACCGAGTGCTTGACGCAACATGTGGCTCAGGTGCTTTTCTTGTGAAGGCTATGTGTAATATGGTGAAAGAAGCTGGCGGTGTAAACACCTCGGAAGCAATGACGATAAAATCAAGCCAATTATTCGGAATTGAGTTTGACAGGGAAATTTTTGCGCTCGCCTGTGCGAATATGCTCATTCACAAAGACGGGAAAACAAATCTTGAACAGTTAGACACACGCACCGAGGAGGCTTGCGAATGGATTAAGAGCAAGAAAATAACAAAGGTGTTGATGAACCCTCCATACGAACGAAAGTACGGATGTTTGAAGATAGTAGAAAATGTATTGAAATCTGTACCTGTTGGAACAAAATGTGCATTCATCTTGCCTGACAAAAAATTAGAGAAAGATAATACTGATAAAAAGTACGGCAACAAACTTTTGAAAAACAATACACTCACGACAATAATTAAACTGCCTGAGAATTTGTTTTTCGGGGTCGGGGTAACAACTTCTATCTTCGTTTTTGAGGCAGGGAAACCACAAAATGGACGCAATATCATAGGTTATTATATTGAGGAAGACGGTCTGGAAACTGTGAAAAACCAAGGTCGTCAGGACACGAAGAACCGCTGGCAAGAAAAAGAAAACTACTGGATTGAAGCTATTAGGGATGGAGCAGACCCTCTATATGATACCCGCCAGATTATCGCCCCATTAGAACATCTTTCCTATCAAATGCCAACCGCCCCATTTGAAATATTTGAGGAAGATTTCGTCAAGACTATGATGGACTATGAAATGTTCCAGCGTGGAATTGATTCTAAAGATTTTTGCGAGAAACTGTTAAAGAAAGTCCTATATTCCAGTTTAATAGAAGATACAGGACAACACATTAATATTTCTATAAATAAAGACAACAAATGAAACAAATAGATATTTTAAACTGGCATGAATTTGTAATACGGGATTTATTTGAAATCAAGAGACCTGAAGCAAGAAGCCAAATGGATTATGATGAAGGTGAGGTTCCATTTGTTGCTTCTGGTAATTTCAATAATGGTGTTCTTAAATATCTTAAACCCAAAAATGATAAAGACATTGATTTAGGAAATTGTATTACAGTTAGTCCAATAGATGGTAGTAGCTTTTACCAAGAATGTAATTTTCTTGGTAGAGGTGGGGCTGGAAGTTCAATCATATTGCTATACAATCCAAAATTAAATAGGTATAATGGTAATTTTATTGCTACTGTTATTCGTTCTGTGTGTAAAAAATACATGTATAGTGATATGGCCAATAAAGATGTTATTGGCTTAGAAAAGATTAAACTTCCTGTTTATAGTTCTAGTGAGCCAAATTGGGAATATATGGAGCAATACATGAAAAACATCGAATCTCAAGTACGGATGTCTATAGATAAGTTAACAAATGTTATAGGGGGGGGTAAACGGTTAAATATCAATGCTTGGAAAGACTTTGCGGTTGGCGACTATTTCAGTGCCATCAATACAGGCAATATTCTAAGTCGTGACATAGTAGATGGTTCGGGTTCTACTCCCTTTGTTACTGCAAGCAGTGTTAATAATGGTGTGGCGGCTTACATTGATGCTTCCAACTATGAAATAATCAAAGGCAATTGCATCCTGATTGGCGGAAAAACATTCACACTGACTTACCAAAAGAATGATTTTGTTTCTAACGATAGTCATAACATAGCTCTATATAGTAAAAGTGTTAGCAATGAACAAGAGTTACTTTATATTATCACTGTATTGAGTTGTTCCTTAAAACACAAGTACAATTGGGGAGATGCTGTAACTAAAGACAAACTTCTTGCACAAAAAATCAGTCTGCCTGCTGATAACAAAGGAGAACCCGATTGGGGTTATATGCGAGATTATATACAATCCATTCAAAAGACTATTTCGTGTTCTCCAATCTTAGTGTAAAAAATAGTTTATTATCTTATTATAGTGATATAGCAACACTCAGAGAGGTAGCAAACTATTTGGAACTATTCAATGTGCATACTTGCTATCCCCTAATTGGATTTGTTTATATGTGGGGTAGAAGCCAATCTCATAACAAAAATTACTCCTTGTTTTGAGGATCTATTGTAATACACAATAATGTGACAACAAATATTTTTAGAAATAGGCAAATCCCTTTGAACAAATCCATTGGTATCTTGTTCAATAAAATGTGAAGTAGATTGTCAAAAACGAAACTAATCTGAACCGTTCCGGCTTGTGATAAGTAGGGACGGTTTTATTTTGATAATATTTCTGTTAAAAGATAACCCATGAATTATATGTTCCTTTATCTTTGCACACTATTAACATCAATTTATGTATCATGGCTGAAAAAGAATCTTATTCCGAAGAGGAATTGAATGAAATGATCGTATGGTTCAATAACCATGCTGATGAACTTCCCAAAGAAATGCAGATTAACAAAGCGGCTTTCACTCCGGATTTGAAACTTACTGTTGAAAGTTGTATCATGCAGGCTAAGCAATGTCTGGGCAACTATAAGATGGCCGGGGCTTTCCGGATGCTCCAACAAATCAGAGAGAACCTTGAGAAGGCAGCCAAATAAGCTGCCTTCTTAGTATCTTTGCCTCATTGGGTTCAGATCATTTTATTGAGATTTCTTTGACTTCTCTTTATATATTTGTATATTTGTTGAAACTTTAAATTATAATGCTATGTTTGACCTACTTAATGAATACCCCAATAATGGCAGTTTTAAGTTCAAAAGTACGGATTCACTTAATGATGTTTGTAATGCTCCGACGAACAAAAGTGGAGTTTACATCGTGATTGCTTTCATTGGTGGTGAACAGGAGTTGATCTATATCGGCCGCTCTGGCAAAAAAGATAAGAAAAAAGGTGTTATTGTACACCGTAAAGCTGGCTTGGGTGGTATAAAAGACCGTATTGTTAATGGACATCAGTTTGGTAAAATCGCAAGAAAGAGATCATGGCCATTAGAAATGAAGAAAAATGCAATAGATCATCTTCTTGTATTATGGTATGATACCGAGAATGATGATCCTGTAGTTGTAGAACACCAACTATTAATTGAATATGAGAAAGAATTTGGGCGCCTTCCTGTTTGGAATAAAGTTAAATAAAATGGAATACAATTATGACGAAGAAAGCGTGAATGCCTTAATTAACCGGGCTGAGACCGCGCAATTACCCCAAGAGGTAACTTTAAGCGAGGCAGAGCATATCTTTGACACTTCTCTGTATGTTAATGCGAATATCTGCGATATTAAGCAGCATTATCCGGACGCTTTCTATAATCCGGCAATCGACCGGTTGTATCGGTTGAAAGAATTTGTAGAAGAGGCGGTTGAGTAAGCAGCCCGTTTTTTTGTTTTTCATTAAGACTTCATACTTTTGTACTATGACTTATAAGGAAGCTCAATCATATTTGAACCGTATCAGGGAATTTGCTATTGGAGCATCGGTAAGAGGACGCATAATAGAACATCTTTTTTCCATTGGGTCTACCGATTGGGAGGAAATGACTGGATTTATGAATCTCCGTATTCGGAAAGGAGAGGAGGCTGCCTTACTGGAATATGACAGTCTGGGTAAGAGCCTTTCTGTATATGGAGTATCAGTCAAAGATAGTGGTGGAACTCCACATTGGGAGATGACCATTATGGATAGCTGGGAGTTAACATTGACCAATTAATATAGAAAATCCCCGTAGCAACTCAACTACGGGGATGGTGTCAAATATAATAAGGTTATCTTTTCATCATCATTATATAATCTCTCACCTCTATGCTTTATTGAAATTTTCCCATTTTGTTTTTTGTAAAGTCATATAAAATACCCATCTTTGCATTGCGTTACATTTTGAAGTAGTCGAGGCGTGTTGTCTCGCATTTAAGCAACAGACGATACTATTGCCTGTTGCTTCTTCATATACGGTTCTGACCCCCGTGTGGAATATTAATGTATCCACTGTTTCGACTACGGAATGTAACGCAACGGGAAAGCGGAACCGTTTTCTTTTTCTGCTGCTAACGCAATTCGCATATGTCAAAATTCCCCCCCCCAACCACTTATCAGCTATCCAAAAAGTTTATAGGCTATGGACACTATGAACTTACAATTTCTTCCTCTGAGGGCACAAAAACGATTGTCACAGGGAGTATGGACTTGATAGAACGGCTAAACTCAGAGATAGACAAAGAAAAAGAGGAAGCGACTGCCGAAGCAATCGCTCTAGTTCTTAAATCCTCACTTTAGATTATCTAAAATCTTTCTTATGGCTTCATCAGCATGTTTTCTCATAATTCTGACATAATTAAAGATCGGTCTGTTGGATTTCATGCTTTGGCCTATACAATACTCCAAAGTTTCCAATGGTATGCCCAGTTCAAAACCATGTTGGACAAAGGATTTACGAGCTGAATAATATACGACATGCGATTCTATCTCCAGCCTCTCCCCTAGCCTTATAATTTCTTTTGTTACATAGTTACGAAAATTAGGATAAGAGTATTTATAACCAAAATCAAGCTTTCCATTACGCCCCATCCATCTTTTGATAATCGGTTTTGCTTCCTCAGGAATAGTGAAGCTGATCTTCATATCACCTTTCTTTGTGTTTTTTGATTTTTCACGTACATATTCCATAATTTTCGCATCTTTGAAATTGTATTGCATCAAGTCCATCAGATTGATACCTCCTAGATAATACGAAAGCATGAACACATCCCTGGCAACACGCTGAGACTTCTCTTTTATCTCCGCATCCCTTATCTTCTTTACGTCAGCTACCGAGATATCACGCTCTTTAGGCATTCCTGCCGGTCTTTCATAATATTCAAAAGGATGCGTGTCATATGATACTTTTTTATCCCTTATTGCTTGATTGATTATTGCCTTCAAATGTGCCATGTGCATACCACAAGTAACAGGAGCCAACCTTCGGACATTCTTTAGATAAATGTCAAAGTCCTTTATAGTCCGGGGAGTAATTCCATCAAGCATTATATCATATTTGACAAACTCAATGAAGTAATCACTCGCCCTTTGATATAAGGAAGCAGTGGTCCTTCTCCCCTCTTTAATCAAATTCTGCATATAGTCAGCCGAAGCAACACTATAAGAGATAGCTCCCTGCTTTACCGAGGACAAGTATTCGACAAGTTGGGTACAAGTATAGGATGATGTGTTTATTTTATCCAAGGCATCCTGATATGAATTAAGTATTCCACGTAATTTAGCATTGACATGTGCAGCATCAGGAACACCTACCACCTGCCCTCCCTTAAAATTAGCAGTATTATCTATTTCAAATCGGGTAACGATGTATCTTGTTTCCTGTTTATGACCAATTGCTATACGAATTCTGTGTTTGCCGTTTTTCAGCACCTTGGCCGGAACAACGGCAGCTTTAAGAGTTGTCATAATTGTTCTGGATTCGTTTTAGACAAGTTCTTTTTGCCAAAAGTGGCACAAACTGTCTTTTTTTTATCCAAAAACGAAAACTGGAGAAGCTTAAGAAAGCACAAACCCCTCTGAAACAGAGAGGTTTGTAAAGTGGAGCATGCGAGACTCGAACTCGCCACCTTTAGACTGCCAGTCTAACGCTCTAGCCAGATGAGCTAATACCCCGAGAAATAATAACGATGCAAAGATACATAGAAAATCAATAATACAAAGCTTTTGGGAAAGTTTTTTTCTCATGTAAACAAAATTTTTATTTGTCACTTTTGCGCCAAAGAGTTACTTTTGCGTGAAATTGTTTCAACATAGTTTCAACATACATACACGATTATGGCAACATTCAAATATGAAATATTTAAAGATAGGAAAAGAATAGATGGCACTTACAACGTTAAGATAAGAGTCACACACAATAGGAAGCTTAAAAGGATTCCCACTTCCATATATGTTACGAAAGAAGATATAACCAAGGGGTTTAAAATCAAAAATCAGTCCATCTTAGATGAATTAAATAACATCATATCCATATATCGGAGCAAGTGCAACCTGTTGTCATTGCTCATAAACGATATGGATATAACAGAACTTGTGGAGCATATAACCAAAACTGATGAATCATCTCTAAAAATAGACTTCATTTCCTACGCCCGCAAATGGATAGATGAGAACAGAGAGAAGCATGGAATCAATGTGTATTCCTGCATGGTAAACTCTTTAACAAAATTCCTGGGACGGGAGAAATTGGATTTTAAGGAGATAAATTACAAATTCTTGAAATCGTATGAAGAACATCTCGGTCAAAGACGTGCACTCTCTTTATATATGGGAGCAATCAGGCATTTGCATAACGAAGCTAAAAAAGAATATAATGATGAAGAAGCAGGGGACATAAAGATACCATGGTCTCCATTTACCAAGTATTCTATACCTAATATAATATGTACCCGCGAAAGAGCTTTGGACGCAGATACTATCAGAGCCATATACAACCTGCCATATATACTCACTAAAGATAAAAAGGAGAAGGATTGCAGATTTAATTTTGCAAAGGATATGTTTATATTATCCTTTTGCTTGATGGGTATGAACTCGGCAGATTTGTTTCTTTGTGACACTATAAGCGAAAGCAAGGGAACGCTTACAATCACATACAACAGGGCAAAAACTGCAACAAGAAGGACTGATAAAGCAAAAATAAGCGTTAACATTCATCCCTTCATATTGCCCATATACGAAAAGTATAAGGACGTATCCGAAGAAAGAGTTTTTAGGTTATATAAAAAGTATTCCACTTATGGCAGACTCAATGTTGCCATAAATGTAGGTTTGAAACAGATAGGGAAAGTTCTTGGCATTGAAGATTTGGAATTTTACGCAGCCCGGCATTCTTTCGCTTCCATCGCACGAAACGATTTAAAAGTGGACAAAGGTACAGTAGGAGAAGCACTAAATCATGTAGATAAAGAGAACAGAATGACAGATCTATACATAAAAAAAGATTTTTCCGTAATTAATGATGTTAACAGTAGGGTTATTGATTATGTTTTTAACCCCGATATGATGAAAGGGTAAATGTAAGGCAGCTTATTGGACCGCCTTTTCAAGGTTCTCTCTGATTTGTTGGAGCATTCGGAAAGCCCCGGCCATCTTATAGTTGCCCAGACATTGCTTAGCCTGCATGATACAACTTTCAACAGTAAGTTTCAAATCCGGAGTGAAAGCCGCTTTGTTAATCTGCATTTCTTTGGGAAGTTTATCAGCATGGTTGTTGAACCATACGATCATTTCATTCAATTCCTCTTCGGAATAAGATTCTTTTTTTTCAGCCATAATACATAAGTTAATGTTAGTTCCGGCAAAGATAACAAAAATAGCCCCGACTCATCACGAGCCGGGGCAGTCCAATTTATAAATTTAAAGTCTTATGATGAAGATTGTCTGTTGTGCCAATGCTTTACTATCAGCATAACGACAATCAAAACGGTTACACAAACACAGGCAAAACCGATTTGTTCAGGCAGCGTGGATTCTTTTTTCTCTTTTATGGTTTCTGACCGGTTTTCTTCACGGGTATTGGAAGTGGTTTCCTTGTCAGCTTTCATCTCTGTACAGTCATTGACTACTGTTTCCTTCTTTCTATTCTTGCTGAAATCACCTTCCACATGACCGTCTGCCAATAACGGAGGTTTCCCGGTCAGGCTATCGGGTGGTTTTCGGGTATCATAGATACGGAAATCAATTACATAGTTGCCATTAGTGGTAATGAGTTCGCTCAAAGACGTACTTGATCCGTATACGATGTTGACAGATTCACGTGTACTATCTTTCTGTATAATCTTAGTGTCTGACTTGACAGATTTATGCGAGCTGCCACATGATCCGAACAGCAGGAACAGACACATGAAAGGAGCCAGCAATATATGCCGGCTTACCCAGTTCATAACTCTAACCAACATAAGAGATATCATTTATGCGGTTCATCCACCCCCGTTTGAACTTGTTGTTTGCTGGGCGTTTCCGGCATATATCCTCGATAAAATCAAACCGTGCAATCTTGATCTGGTCAAACAGTTCACGCGGATTACGGGAATTAACTGCGGCAATGGTCTTGGGACCTACAATGCCATCCACTGTAACACCAAGCAAGCGTTGAGGAATCTTAATTCCGTGCGCACCGGATGCCCAGACCCAATCAACCAATATATCAGCAACTGATTGCGATTTTATCTCATCAGCCTTCCATCTGTCCCAGTACATGGTTTTCAAGATTTCCGTCCATTCCTCTTTTGTGAGATTTTTCAATCTTTCAACTGTAGGCTTGGAATATCCTTTCTTTCGGCAATATGCCTCATAGGTTCCGATAGTCACCCCCATATTGGTAGCTCCGCCCAAGTCATCAGGATCATCAATAAAACCGCCTTCCCACTTTAGGATAAACGGTGCAAGTTTTCTTACGTCAGCCATACTACTCATTAATTATAATTATTCGATTTTATTTTCTTTGAATTCCGGTAGGATATATTGTATGTTAACTGCTGCTTCATGCAAGACCTTATGAAGTTCATCTTCATTCAAATCTGTTTCATCTGTAAACTCACAAAAGATATTTCCAACCCAATCTTGAGATGAATTAAGCCGTTTAATAGCGACGCTGTTGCATCCATTTGTTGATAATAGAGATTTGGCAACCTTATCCTTAACCTGGTTATCAATATCTGAATAGAACATGAAAAGATTCTTTGCGAGATTTTCTGCAAAAACGGCCACTTCACTCATGGGAAGTGATTGGATGTTTTCACGCATCCCGGCTATACCTTTTCGTTTTACCTCGAACTGCACCGAAAGAAAAGCTATATGCCCTAAAGGATGGGGTTGTACGATATATACCCTGTCTGCTTTCGTTTCATAAAGTACACGCCACAGCTCACCGAACACCTTGGCGGAGTTCTCGCTGCGGTGGTAACTTCTTCTTTCCTCTTCTTTTTTAAAATATTCCACTTTTAAATCAGTCAGTTTGTTTTTGGTATACTGATTATAGGCGAAATAAGCTGCCAGCAATGTTCCGGCAGCACTAATAATGTTTGCAATATCTATCTCCATTACATTCACCGTTTAATTATTATATGATAAATTATTCATCCTGTTTCCTTTATTTCTCAACTGTCCTATCTTTCCTGAAAAAAACGCCGAGAATTTATATATATGCAAAATAAATCCATATCCATATTGCTTACTATTCATATTTCACTATCTTTGTCAATACTTTGTTGACCTGATTCTTTCAAAACTATTATTGATTGGATTTAACCTCCCCCCGTCAGACTGTGAAGCCAGACGGGGGATTCCATTATTCGACAGATAGACAATAAAAAAAGAGCCTGATGACAATATTTATTGCCATCAAGCTCCTGGTTACACTGCAAAGATAGTGAAAACTATTCCATATTCAATCCATATTGAAAAAAATAATCAGGAGCAAAATTTCGATTATCCGAAGAAATTAAAGAGTCACAATATTAATAGAAAACAAATAGGATTCATGAAATCTACCGGTTGTCTATAAAACCAGATGTTCTCAAGCCTTTATCGGGAAACATCTTTACTTTTCTTTTTCCCTTTTGAACGTTTTTCAAGTCACGCACAATGGTGCTGGAAAGTACCTCCGAATAAATCTGTGTGGTCTTTACGGAAGTATGTCCGAGCAGTTTCTGCACAGTGGTAATAGCCACCCCCTGATGAACCAGCAGGGTGGCACAGGTATGACGGCTCACATGGTAGGTTATCCGTTTTTTGATACCACACAATCCGGCCAGCTTTCGAAGCTGCTTATTCACTTCCGAGTTACAAGGCAAAGCGGCAAAACTTCCGATATCCGGATAACGGTCAAGAATGCCCAATGCCCTGCTTTCAAACAGCAGATGTAACGGCAGACGGATTTCCACCCCTGTCTTGACGGATTTGAAGTACAGCCACCGTTTGCCGTTTATCCTAATGAAATTCTCAGGTGTGAGCTGGCAGAAGTCAGAATAGCGCAATCCGGTATAACAGCAGAACAGGAAGGCATCGAGCACATGGCGCATGGATTCCTCTTCCACCTCGACCGTTTCCAGCTTCTTCAGCTCGTCCGGGGTAAGAAACTCATGTCTGCCTTTCTCCTGTTTGATTTTGTACTTTCTGAACGGATAAGAATCTGCGTGCATATATCCCTGGTTGATTGCCTCATTGACCAAGGTACGGAGCTGTCTCATGTGCTTGGCTATCGTATTGACCGCATTGCCCTTTTCTCTCAAGTATTGCTCAAAATCACGAAGGAATGTATAGGTAAGATCCTTGAAGTCCAATCCGGAACGGAAATCATTCAGGACCGCCAGTGTAGAGTGCAGGTTGTCCTTGGTGGACTGTTTCTTGTCCGAATTGTCAATGGCTGATTTGGCGAAAGTGGAGAAGCTGACATTCACCGTACTTTTCTTCTTGACAGCATCCTTCAGTAGTGAGAGTGTGGCAGGTATTCCGCGCTTCCAATACCCCAACTCTATGCCTTGCAGATACAGGATGTATTCATAGAGCATTGCGTTGAGTTCGTTAGATTGGGGGTGGTTAATGACTTGTGCCCCCTCACGGCTCCAGCACTCCGGTTTGAGGTAAACATTGGTCTTCAGGTAGATTTTCCTTTGGTTCAAATAGGCTTCAACCTGTACAAGAGCCGTGCCCTGCCTGTTAAGTGTGTTCTGGCGGTTATATACAAGACGGTATCTGATTTTATCCATTTTTCCGCAAAGATGCATCCTCTGTTCCAAGCTGCAAAATTTAGCCAATAAAAAATACACCCCCACTTTCGCAAGTAAAGATGTATAATATCTATAAAAAAATGGTCTGTGAAAAAAAACATTTGTAAAAAAGATGCCATTATTCATCACGAACGATAGCATCTAGATATTTTTATCAGTAAACTCTTTTAGTGATTTAGAATAATGTTTAATTCAATATAGATGCTACAAATATATAAATTTTGTTTTGCCCGAATTATTATGTAGTTGACGTACGGTATCAAAAAGGCAGGATTCGCCAATCCTGCCCAATTCCATACACAAATCTTTTTATTAATTAAAATACCTCACGGCATTCAAAAATTAATAAATGAAAAAACATTATTAATTGTCATAGCAAAGCTATAACAAATATTTAAAAAAGAATCATTATATGAAAAAGAGAACAGAATAAACGATATATAGACCAATAAACATTTAAAATAATATTGTAATACAAAAGTCATTGATACAAATCCTTCTGGGAGAACTTTTGGGAATAAATCAAATGTTAGGAGATAAAGGATATCCAACATCATTTGCATCGGCAACTGAGGTTGGATATTATACTATTGACGACAGATTAACTGACGGAGATACCCCTAACGGTCATAGGGCATGGGGAGGATTATTGGTTTTTGGGCGTTTGTTTATAACTCAAATATACATTCCGATGAATGATAATGTTTTTTATATAAGACAAAAATTAGGAGATAATTGGGGAAAATGGGCAAAATACGAAGGTGTTTTTGTATAGAAATTATAACTTAAGCTCTTATATTTTGTACTTCTGGGAGAACTGATTGGCATAAATGATCTAAAAAGAGATGCAACTATAGCTAGAAATTCAGCTGGGGCTAATGA